CTATAGAATCTGCTCCTCCTCCTCCTGTTGCGGCTGTTGGGTTAGCACATGCTAAAGATTCTCTACAAAAAGATACAATAGGACCACTTAAATTAGGTTTTATATTAGTAGTTACAAAATTTATTTTAGTTATTGTATTTTGTGGTACATTTGATCTAATTCCTCCCCCTCTTAAGTAAGTAACAGTTAGTATTGTGTTTGAAGGGGCTTTTCCATATGTTTGAGAATGTAAAAAGTTAGAAGGATCAATAGATTGATCTAATTTACTTCTTCCATCTCTACCCCCCAAACCAATATTATCAGGTACAGGAAGTATTTCTTCGTCTGTTTTATTTGAATCTCCTGCTCCAAACTGAAGTTCTAGTATACCATCTGATGTGAATCTAGAGACAAATCTTCTTGGTACTCTTTTTATTTTTAAAAGATAGGGAGTTTCTGTATAGTTTTCGTATAGAGTTGTTGTGTTTCCTTGGACATTAGATATATCTTCAAATACAGTATCTTGGGCTAAATAAGGTACTTCTGTGTATTCATTTCCATCTGAATCTATAATTGATTCTATATTTATTATTTCTTCATCTATTAAATCTAATATTAAAAATCTTTCAATATTTCCTATTTGAAAATCTTTACTAACTCTTTCCGCTGAAATTACAGATGTTGATTTTCTTAATAAATAATATTCAGGATTATTAAATGAATCTACTGAATATACTGTAGTTTCTGTTGGGTCGAAAGAAGATGAAAAATCAAAAACTATTGGATTTTGAAGTAAAAAATTAATATTACCTGAAGAAAAAGAAGAAGGTTGATTAATAGTTAAAGCATAATTAAAATCAGGAGCATAATTATTTGTTGTTGAAGCTGGTATTAATTGAAATACATCTAAATTTGTTGTAGCTACTGATGTTACTTTAGGTTTGTATCCTAATGTATATGCTAAATGAAATAAATTTGTTCTTTCTTGAGCTGTATTTAAAAATATTTCTTGTAGTTGAGTATCAGTATAATATGATAAAACATCTCCTACATAAGCTGCCATCTCCATAAACATTAATCCAGGTGAACCTTCTGTAAAATCATTAAAGGTATTTGGATAGTATGTTTTTGAAAATTCTATAAGATTAGATCTAAAAGAATTAAAATCCTTATTTAGATATTTTATATCTTTTATTGGTGTTCTATTTGATATTTTATTGTAAGCCATATTATTTTATTTTAATATCCTCCTCCTGAAGAAGTTCCTCCTCCTGAGGAAGCTCCACCTCCTTCTGAAGAAGCTCCTACACTTGGAGAAGATACTCCTGAATTATTAATACTACTATCTTGTGAAAAATTAATTTGTATAGTATCTAGTTCTTGGTTAGATAATACTCTATAAGATATTGCTATTTTTATTTCATGACTATCTGGTTCCTTAATAAGATTAACATTTATTAATTCTATACCTGCTATGTTTTGGTTTATTTGATTATTAATTCTTTCTTCTAAATTAGATAAATCATTTGAATTTTCAAATAAATAATTTCTTAATCCTACTCCAAAATTAGGTTTAAATACTCTTTCTCCTGGTTCTGTAAGTAATACATTTAGTAGGTTACTTTTTACTTGTTCTGCCGTTGTGTAAGAAGAATTAAAAACAGCTTCACCATTAAAAGGAAATATTACTCCTAAAGCTTTATTTCTTTTTTCTATTGGATTTATTTGAATGTATTCTCTTACGTTTGCCATTTATTAATTTCCTTTTTTCTTAGCTATTGCTTTCATTAAACCACTATAATCTCTTGTTACGGCTTTTGCTACCCCCTCTGGCATACCTGCTGTATTCATAGGTAAAGATCCTCCTGTTGCAAAAGGATTAGCTAAATTTACAGGTGATTGGGCTGTTTGAGTGTTTGTATCTCCTTGTGCTGTTTCGTTTAATAAATCATTTAATGCACTATTAGATGTATAATTTTGAGGTTTATGTTGTTTTATAGGTTGTGTACCCATAATTTTTTCTTTTAAAGAATGTTTAGTAACTTCTGGTATTTCAGTTCTTTTTTCAGTGTGTTCTACTATTGTTGGTTTTAATTCATCACGTAAATCTTCCTTAAGTGATTTAATTTCTCTACGTAACGAATAATCTATTTCTTCTCTAACTACTTTTCTAATTAGATTTTCAAAAGTTTTTGCTTTCATTGTTAATTGTCTTTGTTAATAAATATAAGTAGGTTAAGCTTTATAACGCTTATATCCTATCATTTCAAAATCTAAATTGTATAATTTTTCAATATATTCAATTTGTTGTGTTTCTACAAACTCATTTAATAAGTCATCATATAATTTATCTAAATCTTCTGAATATTGATTTACATCTAATGGTTCATCTCCTAATAAAGGTAAAGTTCCATTATTGTATAATTGGTTTGTAAGTTGAGGGTGTATACCTTCTAAATCCCCTAATAAAGGGTGGTTATTAAAATCTTTTCCTGATGTTGGATCTAAATCTCCAGGAGCTAAAGGATCTCCTATTTGATAAGATCCAAACATTATAGGATTAAATAAATCTACTTCTATAAAATTTGTATTTGTTGTGTCAAAAAGTGTAGGTGATAAAGGAGTTGTTAATGTTGAAAAATCTTCATTTGTTAACCCCGGATATCCTATTTCATTTAAAAAATTTTCAGGTGAATTAGCTGAGGAATTTTCATTATTTATATTACTACTTTTTTTAAATAATAATAACATCAATAATTCCATTAATTGTTTTAAAAACATAATAAATGCAATAACTGATAATAAAGCTCCTACTACCTTTAAAATTATTGAAAGTAAACTTCCAAGACTACCTAATATATCTGTAAGCAATGTTCCTACATTTTCAAGTGTTTGTTCTGCGTTTGCTTTAAATCCTTCAAATTTTTCTCTTAATTCTTTTGCTTTTCTTGTTGTTTTACTATTATGTTTACTACCTGGTTCAGGTCCTCCTGATCTTGGTTTAGATTTAAAAGTATCTGCTGTTGATTCTACTTGTTTAGTTTCTGTTTCTTGTTTTTTTTCTTCTTTTTCTATTTCACCTTTTTGTTCTATAGATTCTGTTTGTTTTTTTAGTACTTCTTTAGCTTCTTCTTTAATTTTATCTATTTGTTCTTTTACACCTGCCATTCTTTCGTCTACAGTTCCTAATTGAGCTTTAAAATATTTATAAGCTGCTATTTTTTGTATAAGAGGACTATTTATTCCTCCTATAGCTTGTGTTACTGCTCCTGAAAGTGCACTTTGAGCCATGTTTTGAACTCCTCCTATTATATTATTTACTTTACCTGTTACAGAGGATTGTAATTTATTTGAAATTTCTGATTTTACTTCATTTGCTTTTTGTCTAGCTTCTCTTTTTCTTTTTAATTCTGCTATTTTCTTTTTAGGTACTCCTTCTTCTATTAGTTTTGCTTCGTCTATTTCAGCTTCAACTTTAGGTTCTGAAGGGGTAAAGTCTATTGTTTTTAATTTAGGAGTAGGAATTGGTATATTTTTAACTAAATCGTTTAAAGGATTAAATTCTGCTAGGTATCTTTCTGGGACTCCTGTATCAGGGGATAGGGCTGACTTTATACTTTTAAGATTAGGTGCTATTCCCTTTAATTTAGCTAATGATACATTTTCTGGAATTTGACCCCCAGGCATATTATTCATTACCCCATTCATTTTATCCTTAATTTGGTTTGTTATTTCTGATTGTCCTTTAAATAAATTACTCATTTTATTTTTTTATAAATACGTGATTACTTTTAATTTCTCTTAACATAGATCTTAATTCACCTATACTATTTGGAAGTGGTTTTCCTTCCCCATCCCAATCTCTACTCATAGAATCAAATGTAGTACCTACAGGAGAAGTAGTTCCTCCTCTATCTCCTATATGAACATTAGAGGTACTTAATTTTTGTAATAAATCTAAAAGTAAATTTAATAATTTATCCATTAATGCTTGGTTTTTTAAGCCTAATACTGCTGGTTCTGTTGGGTAGTTCTTTGGTCTACCTTCAGCTGTGTCCATACCTACAAAAATATTAGGAGCATTTATCATTATATAATTTTTAGTATTTTTAGTATCATCAGCTAATTCTCCTCCTTGTGGGTATAATGTGTTTAAATGAATACTACCATTCGTACTTAAAGAAAGAAAATTATGTGAAAACATATGTATGTCTCCTCCTTCATAAGTTTGAGCTGATCCTTGTGCTTCTTGTCCACTAAATTGTAATCTAGCATTAAAAATTAATCTGTCTGCGTTTATTATTACTTGTTTACCCTGATAATCATTAGGATAAATGGGTGTTAATATAGGATTAGTACCACTGTCTTGAATTCTACTAAATTCATCTGTGATGTTTTTTATATTTTCTATTTCTCCTGGTAGTCTTGCCATTATAATTTTTATTTTCCGGGACCTACTCCTCCATTTAAAACTGCTTCTTTAAATATTTCACTATTCATTTGACTTATTGCTATTTTAGCTTCCCTTAAAAGTTCTTCAAAAGTACCTGATGATTTACCTCCAAAATATATATCACCTTGTGAGTGTTTTGCAATTATTTGTTTTTTAGGTCCTATTTTTTTACCATACCAAAATATTACTCTTTTTTCACCATCTGATAAGTTTAACCTAGTTTGGTGAGGGTTATATTCTGTGCCACTTAATTGTTCAATTTTTCCATCTCTTGCTCCCCCCATTATTCTATAAAGAGGTAGTGGTTTAATTTCTTTCCATGAATTACATATCCAAGGATTTTCATGTTTAGCTCTTACTTTAGCATTCCATTTACTACACTGATTGTTTCTATGAAAATTACAATTACTACAATTATTAGTACTTGTTGCTATTCTATAATTATTAGGTAAGGGAGGTCTTTCTATAGTTTCTTTTTCTTGTCCTTCAAAATCTTGTTGATAATATTCATTAGTATCTTTTTTATTTTCATTTAATCCTACTTCTTCTTCTGAAATTGATTCTTCAACAGTTACTTCAGGTACTATACATTGTTGTAATTCTTCATCATATACTTGTCCTGGTGGACATCTATCATCATCTGGTGGTGTTTCTACTGTTTGTTTATTTGATTCTTCAGTTGTTTCATCTGTTGTTTCATCTGTTGTTTCTTCATCGTCTGATTGTAAAAAATCAACAGGTGAATCTAAAAATTTTTTTGCTTCCTGGTTAGGATCTTGAGGTATGTCAGCATTTAAACCAAAAGAATACCAACAATCAGGTGCTGCTATTACTAAATTATCTAATTTTTGGTTTGAAGTTAAATAAATAGATGATGCATCTAGGTTAATATCTTCAACTGTGGGTACCCAACCCATTTCATCCAATCCTTCTGCTTGACCATTTCTAATAATAGTAATAGGATCTCCTATATCTCCCTTAGCCCCAGCAGACCAATTATTTGATTGAGAAATAGGTATAACTTTACTTCTAGCTGTTGCTCCAAATCTAAGTGAATTACCAAATCTACCTTCTACTATATGATCTCCTTCATATGGTCTTAATGGTTTTATATTTAATCTTTCATTAAAATAATTTCCTAATGGAATTTCATAATCTAAATCACCATCTGTTGGTCTTCTTAATAAACCTGCTTGTGCATAATCCTCATTTTTCTTTATTTCGCTTAATTTATCATTACTTATATAATTATTTAAAGCAGGTAAAGTATTATGGTGGGGGTGGTTCCATAAATTTATAGGGGGGAAATAATAATTATCTTCTCCTTCACTTCTATTATTCATGTAATCTTTACCCGTTAAAGTGATAATAGGTACTATTTCATTAATTAAAGGATAATATTTTAGAAAGGGAAATAAAGGTTTTGCTACACCATCAAAAATAGTAGTTTTTGGATCTTCTTTAGTATCTGCATCCTTATAAATTGGTTGTTCTGTGGTTGATATTTTAGTAAAAAATATTAATCCTACAGCATCATAACCCCCAAAATTAGCTGCTTCTGGAGTAGATCCATCTAATATTATTTTTTTTACTTTACATGGAACAACATTTCTTCCTACGTCAAAAAAAGAGCTATTTATACTATGATTATTTACTGTCGCCATCTGGTGCCTCTATTTGTTTAGGTTTTTCAACTGTTTTAGCTATTTCTTCAGCTACATCCATTAGTTGATCCATTTCTTCATTTGTTAATAAACCACCATCTCCGGAATTAGCTGTACTTGAGGATAAACGTTGTACTATAGCTGCCATTTTTATTAATTGGTCGTCGTTTTTGACACTAATTTCCATATATTCCTTAATTAGGGGAACTACTACAGTAGCATCTCCTAAAGATTGGACTAAAGGACGTAATTCTGCTATTAAAGATGCAAGTTGTTTAGCTTTTTTCTTTTGATTACCATGAATTTCTTTTAATAAATCCCCAAAAGATTTATCATCGAATAGTATTTGATCTAATGAATCCATATTATTTTGTTATAAATATGAAATTTTTAGACTCTTACATAACCTGTTTCGGTGTATTCCATATATAGTCTCTTATACTCTTTTTTAAGTATTTTTGTTACTTTAGTAATTGTAGGAGTTTCTACATCTGTTATTTCTCTTATGTAAATGTAAAGTGCTTTTTTATTAAAAATTTCTAAATTTTCTCTACGTTTAAATAATATATTAATAGCATCACATACTTTTCTATCTTTATCTTTTTTAAACATAGTAAACATATGTTTGTCAATATATTCTGTAAAATAATCTATAAAATCTTTTATATCTTGTTTACGTCCATCTCTTCCTAATTGATGTAAAACACCATCATCTTCATCTGCTTTTAAAACGTCTACTTTAGCTTTTTTCTTTTTATAATTGTTATTATTATATAGGATAAGATAATTTTTTCCTACAATTGAAAAGTAACTAAATGCTTTAGTACCTTTTTCAGGTTTAAAATAATCTAATTTTTCTAAAAGAAAACAAATAACTTCATGTTTTAAATCTTCTAAATCATCTACTTCTGTATAGTAGAATTTAAATGTATGAATAAGATTTTCGGCTAATTTATAAAAAGGATAATGTATTCTTCTTGCAAATATAGTGTCTCTTTCATCTTGATTAGATGTAGCTAAATATTCCGCTATAGCTGCATCTGTATCTGGAGTAAAATATTGTTTTTTTGTTCTTTTTCTTCCTCTTTTTTTCTTTTGTGGTTCAAGAGATTCAACTACTACTGGTTCTGGGGGAGGACTAGGGGCATACTTAAGTTTGTTTGACATGTGGTTTTTACTAATTTTTATTTAAGGGTAAACTCGTTTAGAGCTTCTTGAATTTTTTCTACTTCTTTAAAGAAAAAACCAATTTCATCATCTGCTACAAATGAACCTTTTTGATCTAATTGTTTTAATCTTACATCACAAGCAGTAATGGCTTCACTTTGTTTTGTAATAAAATCTTCTAATCTTTCTGTTTGTTTTAATAGATTTCTAATAACAAAAAAAGAAGCCGTTATTACTACTGCTAATATAATACTAAGTGTTATCATAATTAATCTTTAAAAAATGAATCTATAACATCTAATGTTGCTGACGCTAATTTTGGGTTATTTTGTGTGTTTACTTTTTTAGCTGCTCTAAGCGTTTTATCACCCTTAGTAGCATTTGCTGGTTTAGAAGAAGGATTAGCTGAATTATTCCACAACTCAAATTCAATTTGAGCTGCCATATGATCTGCTTGATGCATTAATAATGGTAAGTGTGTTCTTAATCTAGTTTCTTTTTGACCAGACATAAAATAAAACTTATTTGACTCATCATACAAACCATCATGAATTTTAATTGTAATAAATTCATTTTGAGTAACTTTACAACCAATTTCCTGTAGTATAAATAATGAACGTTCTGGAACTTTCATTGCTGGGATGTCAGTGTTAAACTTATACATTTGACCTAATTTATCCATATGCCATTGTGAATCGTTTGGTTGATAGTATTCGCCTTCTTGTTGACCCATCTTGCCTAAATCATGGAATAATGCTGCGAAATGCATTTCTTCAACAGTATATGTGGATATATCACCACCCATTGCTTTCCACGTTTTATATAATTCATTTGCACAATCATAGACACGCAAAACATGATCAGTATAACCACCTGCAAATGCTGAATGGTGCCAATTTTTACTTGAGGCGGGCATCATCATCATTCTTTCTTTATATTTGTCTAAAAATGGTAATAATATGTCTGTTCTTTCTTTTGAAAAACATGTTCCTATTACACTTATATAACGGTCCCAATTTGCTTGGATTTTTTCTGCTGATAACATAACTTTATTTATTTTTAAAACATTCCAGGACCATTAGCTGTCCCTCTAGATCCTATACCACTTGTTTGTGATATAGTAACTATATTTTGTAATTCTTCATATCTTTCTTTTAACAAACCTTCCTCCATAAACCGAATTGCTTCTTTATTTTTATTCTGTTTAATTAAGTTTCTTAATTGTGCTAGAGCTTGATCTAATCTTTCCATAGCAATTTTTACTTGTCCTTCGTAAGCCATAATTTATTTTTTAATTCGTTTAATTGTAGTACCTTTTTCTGGTCTATCCAAATCTTTTTTGCGAGGTTTTTTTCTTTTTATCTTTTCTGTAGTAGGATAATATTCCTCTGTCCATTTTTCAATGTTTTTAATTTTCATTTGTATATTTTTCATATTGTAAATTACACCAATCCATATTTTCTTTTAACATTTTTTTACGATCTGGTGGTATATTAAGAAAGTCTGTTGATTCAATCAAATAACCTACTGCTAGTATACGAGTTAAATCAGATTTAGTTCCTTTTTCTTGTATAAGTGATTTTAATAATTCAACACTTTTAAGATATTCATCTCTTTTAATTTCTGCTAGTGATTGTTGTTTTTGTAATTCATGTTCTTCATCATTATCATCAAAGAACGACATTATATTAGTACCTGAACGGTGTATCGCTTTTAATTCATCGGCGTCTTCCATCCGTTTCAGTGTCTTATCTATGTTTTTCGGGTTGTACTGTGTCATGTGTTCGGTGTTGCGGTCCGCCGTTTCGACCTAAAAACCCCTACAGTAGTAGGATAGTACTAATATTTTGGGAAACCAAATTATTTTAACCAAATAGTTTTTCAAAATTAACTTTCATCATAGCTTGTGAAGCTCCAATATGTTTTAAAGCATCTTTATTATTTACAACTTTATCATATTCTATTTTCCAAAACCTACAATCACCTGTTTTTAATACGTTAACTAAAAAACCACTATCTCCAGGTTTTCTAGCTATTTTAGGTTTTATAAATTCTAAAGCCATTGCTCTAGCTCCTTCTTCAGCTGATGTGTAATTACCTAATCTTTCATTTAAGAAATCCATATTTTCTTTTATATCTTTAAATATATCATATCCAGGTATTGATGCTAATTGTTCTAAATCTACTTTTTGGAATTTTATAACTTCCTCCATAGCATCTTTTAAATTACCTCCATCCCACGTTAAGGGATTTACATCTTTAGGAGCTCTTTTTTTACCATCAGGAATACCTTTAAATTGAGTTGCTAATGCATTAATACCAAAAATTACACCTAACATTTTTAATTGTTCTGTATCTTGTCCAAAACGACCTAGTCCTTGTTTTCCAATGTGTGAGTCAAAAGCTTTTACTTCAACACCTAATTTATTAAATTCTAAATCTGGATTGTCAGCTCCTTGAGTACCTTCTGCATTTATACCCGAATCTGAATGTTGATATAACCAGTATAATGATATTTCTCCATCACCTGATCCTTTACTTGTTGTTCCTACTTTAGCACCTTTTTTAGGAGGAGTTAAAGTCCAAAAGTCATCCCAATATTTTAAATCATCACCTTTAACTTGTATACTAAATGTACCCCCAGAAGAATTAAAAGGATATTTATGTTTAGGTTTAGGAATTGGTTGATTTTCATCTAAACCCAAATGGGCTCTTATAATAGCATCATATTGAGAATCTCCTGCTGAATTTTCTTCTGGCTTTTCTTTAGGTTGTTCAATATCGTCTGTTTGTTTACCTTGAAATTGTTTTTCTTTTGCTTGTTGAACTGAAGAGTCTTCCAACCCATCATCACCAGGAGTCTCAAGATTTTGAGGATCATCTTCTAATTCATCAATTATACTACTTACATCTTCCTCAGATAAATTAAGTTTTGTAAGTATTTCTTTTAAAATAGAGACATCAGAAGGGTTATCCAAAGTTGGATATCCCCTTTCTGACCTATAAGACCATTCTAATAATAACTCATCAAGAGTCATATTTTTTATTTGATAATGTTAGCTAGCTTTTGAAATCTTTCTTGAAGTGCTATAGATTTAGCATCATATCCAGTAGATCCTTTACCACCTACATTTCCATACCCAGCATTAGCACCAGCTGAACCTTTAGAAGCAGGAGCCATTCCAGTTTTTTGAAATTTAGCATCTGTAGTAGCATTTTCATCTAAATCTGATTCTTCTTCTCCTTCTGCATCATCCATATCTGGCATTTCTTCTGCTTCTTCACCTCCTTCGAAGTGAGTCTTTAATAAATCAAAAATAGAACGAAGAACATCTTCTTCACCTGCATCATCCATTTCGTCGCCCATTTCAGCATCTACATCGTTATCGCTAACTGATACATCTACATCGTCTTCAGCTTCACCCATATATGAGTCAAACTCTTCTTTAATCATTGATTGTAGTTCTTTTAAAGTCATTTTTTTACTTTTTTGTTGTGTTATTATTAGTTTTGGTTTTTTTATTCTTTTTATAAGGTTTTTTTCCTTTTCTTTTTTTTCCTTTAGCTGCATCTACAACGTCTTTTGATTGTGCTACAACATTTTTAGCTGCTTTTTTAACATCTGCTAGTTCTTTTTTCATTTCAGCGATTCTAGCCTTCGCTTCTTTTAGGGCTGCTTCTGCTTTTTCATCAATGTTAGTTGAATCCCATATAGCATTCCATAATCTTTTAAAATATTCTTTCATAACTTGTTTTTATTAATTTTTACTTTCAAAAGCATCCCTCATAAGTTGCATAAACTGTTTTCCCAATTCAGGAGATTTTTTATTTATTGCTTGTTGAAGTGTTAGAAGTGCTTCATTTTCATTATCTTCCAACTCAAGTGCAAACCCTCCTTGAGATGTTATTTTTTCAGCATCTGAGGGGCTTAATTCTTTAATACCAGCTAATTCTTGGAATCGTTCTTTTAATAATTGTTTTGCCATTTTATTAATTTTTTTGTAAACCCTCCATATAGCCTTCTTGGTAGGCTGTTTTTGCTATTTCATAATAAGCTTTTACACCTTGAGATCCTTCTCTTAATGAAATACCATATTCTTTAATAATTTCTAAAATAGCCATATGAGTATCTTTTTCCATCATTGTTTTAGCTACTTCTCTTCTACCTAATTTCTCATTTAAAGATATAGCTTCTTTTTCTTTTTCAATTTCACCTAATCTTTTAACAATTTCTTTATTTCTTTTTACAGTATCATCTGATAATTTTCTATATTCATCAGCTGTTAATTTACCGTCTTTATATCTTTTTAAAGGAGCAGATAATTTATCTTTATTTTTATCTTTTTCTTTATTTAAAGTTTCAATTTCTTTATCTAATGCAGCAAGTGCTTTTTCTTTACCTTTTGCACCTTTAGAAGCTTTCTTATCAGTATCTTCATCTGATTCTGGTTCATCATTATCTTTATCTTTTTTAGCCTCAGATAAAATATTTTTAATTTCTTGTGTAATAGCTTCTTTTAATTCAGTCATTTTATCATCTTTAAATTCTGCACCCTTTTTACCAACTTCTTTCATGCCATCTCCCCTTTCTGAGGTATAATTTTCTAGATATTTTTTAAAAGATGATTCATCAATTTTACCTGCTTGATTCATACCTCCTTCAAATTGAATTAAAGCTGAATAATATCCTCCATGTTCTTTTAAATTTTTAAGAACCTTTTCAGTTGCTGTTTCTCTTTCATCAACAGTAGATTCTGCTAACCTTGAACACCCCATACTTACTAATTCATAATCCATACCTTTTCTAAATTCGTATGGGTTTACTCTATCTAAACGATTACCAGATCCTGGTATTCCTTTATTAGGTAGAGTTTCTTCTTTTTTGGGTGTATATCCTGCGTATTTATTATTTGCCATTTTATAATGTATTATTCCTATATAAATATAAAATTATTTAGGAAGCTGTGTTATTGTTTTATTATTTGTTTACTATATCGCTTATTATTGTGTATTATAGATAAATTATATAAACCATTTGATAAATTTGATAAGTCTAAACGTTTAGAATTTTTTTCTTCTATTAATAATCTACCCATCATATCATATATTTCAATTTCTATTTCTAATCTTGTTTCTATAGTAATTACATTTTTAGTAGGATTAGGATAAATAACTATTCCTAAAGAAGACACATCTTCTATAGAAGTAGGCCACCCCTGCTGACAATAATCATACATTGATTGGCAACTTGCGTCCCAATCATTAGTACAACAATAACCATCAACATCAATTACCCAAGCAAAACACCCATCATTTAACCAATAAGGTAAACCTTCTCCTTGATAGCAACCTGCATCATACAAACATGCTGTTGAATCAGAAGTATTAGCTAAAGGATCATAATTAGCAGCACCTACATCAGTACAACCAGTTATAGGTAATATACATGTTCCGTTGTCTGTGTTTGCTAAAATATTATAATTTAAGGCAGTTGAATCAGTACACCCAAAAATAACAGCAATACATGAACCATTGTCAGTGTTTGCAAGTGGATTATAATTGAATGCTGTTGCGTCCATACAACCATATACGTAAGAAATACAACTTCCATCGTCTGTATTTGCTAGTGTATTGAAATTAAATTGTGTTGGATCTGTACAACCAAATATAATTGGTAGGCAAGAACCATCATCAACATTAGCTAAAAGGTCATAATTAAACGCTAAAGGATCAGTACAACCTAAAATTGTAGCTATACAACTACCATCATCAGTATTTGCTAAAATATTATAATTAATTGCTGTTGAGTCAGTACACCCTAATAATTCTGCTATACAAGAACCATCATTTGTGTTAGCTAAAGGATTGTAATTAATAGCTGTCGAATCTATACATCCATTTATAATAGACATACAT